GGGCCGGCATTGGGGTGCTTTGAGCGAAAGCACACCTTTGTCACACGCCGCTGGGTTGCGGACGCCTCGCTTGGCGTTCCGGGAGGCAAGGCTCCCGCCCAGCCAGGAGCGGCACCCGCCGTCGTCATCAAGCCCACCCCGGGCCTGAAACAGATGAGTCTCTCAGAGGTGATGGGATACTACGAAGATCTGCTCGACGACGGAGTGCCACTTGCTGTCACCATTTGCCCCATCATCAACACACGCACGTTCTACGCAAACACCATACAGAATGTGCGACTCGCCATCCACGGACGGATCACTCTCAAGAAGCGTGAGCCGACAATGACCGTTGGTGAGTGGTACGAGCTGTTCTGTGCATCTCGTGCGATGTGTGATGTTGTGTTTGACAAGGACACCGTTCTGTCTACTGCAATGTGGTTCATTTTCGGCGACTACAAGTCCAAGAAGTGGAACAACAAGCGGCAGGCTGAAGCCTTGTTCAACTTTCTCTGCACGATTAACCCGACGCTCCGCGTGTCCGGGTCTATCAAGCTAGAGTCAGGGAAAAATGGTGCCCCGCCACGCCTCCTGCTCGCCGATGGCGACGCAGGCCAATTGATGGCGACGATCGTCATTGGCGTGCTCGAGAGAGTCATGTATGCCCCCAAGGCGTACAAGGACAAGTCAGTCAAAGGTGCTCCTAAGCCTCAGGCAATGCAGCGCCTCGTTGATAACATGAACTTCAACGAAGACCGGCCAGTCTACTACCTCGAGAACGACGGCAGCGCGTGGGACACCTGTTGCAGTCTTGCCTTGCGCGAGCGGACCTGTAATGTTCTTTATGACCATGTTGGAGCCATCATTGAACCCCTCTTCCCTGTTGAGAGTGGTTGGTCTGATGCCTTCTTCGCGTCGATGAAGACCAAGAAGACAAGGTTCGTCGTGCGAGGCAAGAACGGCAAGGTGCGGGGTGGGGTTGCAAACGCGACCACGGGTGAGGATTGTATGCACGAGACACTCCAGAAGCCGTGGAAGATTGCGATTGACTCCATTCAGCGCTCTGGCAGCCGGCCCACCTCGTGTGGGAATTGGTTCATCAACAAGGCCTGCAAGACGTGGGTTGTTTTTGGAGCACAGGCTGTCAACTTTGCCGACCCGGGTTGCGTCAAGGCGATCTGCGTTTTTGGGAAGCACATCAAGTGGAAGGAGGCGTACGAGGGCGATGACAGCCTCGGCGCCACCGACTACGACTTCGACAAGAACCAGTTGCTCGTGTTGACTGCACGGTGGGAGAAACTTGGCCATAATCCCAAGCTCTTTTTCCGCCGTCCGGGTGACGTTGCTGAGTTCGTCGGGTGGAAGCTAACGGTCGGCCAACGAGGGTTCGACCGCAACCAGTTTGCCCCTGACCTACCACGGCAGCTCGTCAACAGGTGCTTCAGCATTGCGCGTGAAGCGCGCGAGGCAGCGCACAGCGGTGACAGGACAAAATTCATGCTCGCGATTTTGCCCACATTCTATGCCGCAGCGCTTGAGTTCTCGACTCGCGTACCCCACGTTGGACTCTACTTTCTCAACAAGGCCGAAATGCTTCGGACCGAGATTAATGATGCCAGCAGGGTGTGCAAGATCAAACTCAGTCACGACGACGTCATGCGCCTCGCCGGCGACGTCGTGTCAAGCCTCGTGCCCGAGCCGTGGGTGTGCCCATATGTGTTCTACGGTCGCCTTTACAACAAGATGAAGACGTACGACGACCTTTACACACATGTGCTCGCACAAGTCCAGGCAGGGCTAGCGCAGGACGCCTCCGTAGAGCGCGGCCTATTGAGCAGCCTCGGTTGGGTTGAGCCAGAACACTACGAACGTTTCTGCACTCTTCTCGACCACCACACCGCAAGCGACCTAGGCGAGGCGCTTGCAGAGGTGCTCAAGCTGTGAGGGCGCTACGGCGCCAGGCGCACCGCGCCAGTTTCACCTGAATTCATTCAGGGGAACATTGCGACTCGCACCGAAAGGCTGCGGGAAGTGGTGTCTTTAGGCGGGGGGGCTGGGGGATGTGACTCGCATAGTGGAACCCCAGGGCATTTTGCCGGTATCTAGCATAGTTTTATTTTCGCGGGCCCCACTGGGCTATCGTGTTTCGGCACCCTTGCCGCGCTAGCTCTACCCCTTCACTCAAATGGTGGGCCCACACCAGCCGCCGGAATTACCTTGCGCCTCTCCGGAGGGGCCCGAAAGGGTCGGTCCTGTAACGACGTAATGCAGGATCCTCAGCCATTGCGCCGCACGAACCACCGTGCAAAGGTGAAGGCCAACGCCTGTCATGACAGTTAGCCGGCTGTCTAGTAGGTGCATCCTCGTAACCATTGGGCTCAAGGCGGCGTAGTATGTGAGAGCATGCTGCGTTCCATGTTGCAGGATGGAGGCTCGGACCCCCTTGAAGGGCTCACATTCCCATAGGTGCTGGCTTGACGCCTGTGGTTCTTTGTTTGTCTGCTGCAGTCCACCGCACCTTCCGGTGAGGCTGCCGAAGCACCTGGGGTGGCTAGAAGTACGTCATTTGGGCACTTTGCCCGGGGGGATATGGTGAGCACGCACATGCTTGGGCGCCATCCCAAAGGTTTCACCACGCACCTAAGTCCCCCCACTCACCACTTGGCTCGCAGCTTGGTCCCACCAAGGCTGCACCATGGCAGGCCGCACCCTTCGCATTCTTAAGAAGACCAAGAAGAAGAAGGG